TTTATTTAATTTTTGAGCAACATCTCCTAGTGCTAAATAATTGTATAAATTTATATCTTTTACTTCATCAAATGGTGCAATATATATACTGCCATACGTAGTTATTTTTAAATTTTCACGAATATATGTTTTTAAATTATCATCATCTATTTCCGTATATTTTTTTTGAAATGTCATTGCTAATCTATTTGCAATTGCTCCGCCAAATGAATGTCCGTTAACATATACCTTTTTTCCTTTTCCCAAATCTTCAGTTATATTATTTACTAAATTTTTGAACACATCGCCATTTTCAAGTGGCAATGTCGTAGTAGACAAATCATTAAATGATAATGCATTATTAGTCCATAATGTAATTATATTATGTATTGCCTCACTGCTCTTATCACATATGATATGTACATCTTCCTCATTTAATTTCAATTCTCCTTTAAATTGTAGTTTTATTGGTTTTAGAATTGATTTTTCATAATCATGTACATTTTCAATATTATTTTTTATTTCTACGTCACATCCTAATCCATATATTTGATAAAATTTTGTATTTGTTGGAATAATGTCGTGAAATATTGTCTTCTCTTGTTCTTTGGCAAGTATCGTTTCCATTTCTATATCATTTCTCGGGTCATTCGATTTACGAAACATGCAGAATAATTTTGAAAAGGATGGCATTTTACCCGCATTTTGTTTTTTTTTAAATGTTCTTTTTTTTACACCTTTTTGCGTTTCAAACGCCGAAAAATGGTGTAAACGTTTTTTTTGAGATTTATTCGTCGGTTTATTTCTAATTGATCTCATTTATTATAACACTATAAAATAATTATTTGTATTTTTTATTTTTCATATGAAATGTTTTGTTTTTGTTTTATTTTGTCTATTCTTATTGTAAATACAAAATCACAAATATATATTATAAAATGATTCATGATGTTATTATTTTAGGAGGTGGAATCGCTGGTCTTTATACCGCTTATCAAATATTGCATAAAACTCCTTCGTGTAAAATTTTGATATTAGAAAAAGAAACTGTTTTGGGAGGCCGCATTCATTCTTATAAAGATAGATATATGTCAGTAGAAGCTGGTGCCGGTCGATTTCATTCCGGTCAAAAATTAATATTACAATTGATTCGAGAACTCGGATTCGGGTCTAAAATCATAGATATAAAAAGTGATTTTACATATATTCCAGCTGGTGGAGGTGTAGATGGGGATGGTGATAGCGATAGGTATGATAGTACTAGAAATACGGGGGCTTTTATTCGCCAATTAAAAATGGCAAGTAAAAAAGTGAGCTCAAAAAAATTAAGAGAAATGTCTTTTTTGGATTTCGCAGGTTCGGTATTGCCAAATTCTGACGTTGAATATATAAAAGATTCTTTTGGATATTATACAGAGTTAGTTTCGATGAATGCACACGATGCCTTATATTTGATGACAGAACATTTATCTGGAAAACATCAATTTCATGTTTTATCTGGTGGGCTCTCACAAGTTGTCGATGCACTTGAAAAAAAATTAGGGGCTTATGTGAATACCACGATATTAAAACGGCGTGTTGTCGAAACTATTCGATGTCATGCTTGGAATAGCACAGATAATATGACAGGAGCTACTGTTGATAAGTTTGAAATTTCATGTTTAGGAATTGAAAGAAAATATTACGGAAAAAAAATAGTCTGTGCTCTACCGAAACAAGTTATTGAGAAAATTCCTATTTTTAGACCTCTTCGGAATATTTTAGAAAAAATAGTATGTGGGCCTCTTTGTCGTATTTATTCGAAATTTCCTCTAGATAATTCTGGTAAACCGTGGTTTCAGGATTTATCCAAAATTACTACGAATAATAATTTGCGAATGATTATCCCCGCGGATACATCAACTGGTGTTTTAATGTCTTCTTATACTGATAATAAATTTGCGAAATATTGGAAAAAATTATATGATCGTGATTGTAGGAATATGGGAGCATCTGTAGTGAATCATTATCGGGCTGTGAATCATCAATTAGTAAAATTACTACGAGAAACTACGGGTAAAAATGTACCTGAACCCATTTCCACAAAAGTATTTTATTGGGATTGTGGTGTAGGTTATTGGGGGGTTGGTGCAAATAGTTCAGAAATATCGAGATTTATATTGAAACCATTTGAACACGATCTATTTATTTGTGGCGAACATTTTTCGGAGAAAAATCAACAATGGATGGAAGGAGCATTGGAAACTAGTCAGAAAATTGTGGAAAAAATTTTTTCCAAAGATATATAAAAACATTTAATGCCTTGCGCTTGTTATACCAAATCGATATTTACCACACAATTGATTGAAGCGAAGCATCTGTTTGTTTCAATACCTGTTATAGGCGCTAACGCAACCACTGATTTAAATATAATCACTCCTTATTATGATTTTGTAGATAAAGTGGAAAAATTATATGGGGAACCGATGGCTGATAGAAATTACCAACGTATTCCTACGAATTATGCACAATTTTTGGAATTATATAATATATTAGTAAAATTGACAACTCAAACAGAAAACCCTAATTTGTTATTATTATTGAAATTAGCAGTCGATGCATTAGAAGGTGCAATAAATACAACGAATTTATATGGACAAACTCTGGCTTTAGAAGTTGATAAAATTAATTTACAAAAAAGGGTTACTGATATATTATCGAATAAGAATGAACAAGTTGTTGAAATACCGTCGCTTACACAAGGTCAATTGGCAGTCACACAAACTTTTACATTGGCACCTGTTTTCAATTATTATATTTTGATTTTTGGAATCCCTGCGTATGGTGTTGGTTTCGATCCATCGAAAATATCATTTTTAGCTGATGTTTTGACAAATATGGGAATTAATCCTTACAAATAAAGGTGTATTGATTTTTTATATTTTTTATTGAATTGAAAAAAATATAAATGGATTTCGTTTTGTGTATTTACATGAAAGTTTCTCTTATTAGTTATTCTCAACCTTCTGGCGAAGCCAAATCTCTCCAAGACTTGGTCGCTTATTGTGCTCGAGTATCTAACCCTGCTAATCAAAATAACACCGAAACCAATGAGCGATTAATTCAATATTTGATTCGAAATCAACATTGGTCTCCACTTGAAATGGTGAGTATATGTCTTGAAATTGAAACCACCCGTGATATTGCTCGTCAAATATTGCGTCATCGTTCCTTTTCGTTTCAGGAATTTTCACAACGTTATGCCGTCGCTGATATGGAATTTGAACATAGAGATGCAAGATTACAAGATACTAAAAATAGGCAAAACAGTATTGAGAATGATAATATTGTATTATCGGATAAATGGGATGATGTACAAGATTTGGTTGCGGAACAAGCGATGTCTGCATATAAATGGGCGTTGGAAAATGGTATTGCAAAAGAGCAAGCGAGGGCTGTTTTGCCTGAGGGGATGACGAAATCTAGACTATATATGAATGGTACATTGCGTTCTTGGGTTCATTATATTCAATTGCGTTCGGGGAATGGTACTCAAAAAGAACATAGAGAAGTTGCTATTGCGTGTGCCGATGCTATTGCTACCGTTTTCCCAATGATACGTGACTTTTATGTGAGGGAATCTTAGTGTTGTCGGTGACCTTCATATTTCTCTAAAAAATTATAACAGATTGATCTTTTATAATTTTTTATTTATTATTATTTTATTATTTGTTTATTATATATGAATAAATCAACTATAATTAAAATTTTATCGATGATTTTAATTTTATTTATTATTGTATTATTATTTTTTAATTTGAACAAACATAATACTGAATATTTTGAGCAAGAATATCCTTATAAAATGAGTGTTTTGGCTATTTTCAAAAATGAAACAATGAATTTAAAAGTGTGGTTGGACCATTATTTGTGGCAAGGCATTGACCATTTTTATTTAATAGATAATGATTCCGAAGATAATCCAGATATTATATTGAAACCATATATTCAAAAAGGTTTAGTTACATTATATAAATTTCCTGAAAAATATATGCAAGTTGAACATTATAAAAACTTATGGGGATTGGAAAATTTACCTTCTAAAACAAAATGGTTAATAATGGCCGATTTAGATGAATTTTGGTTTAGTCCTAATTCTAAATTATCTTCTGTAATAAATGAATATGATAATTATGATTTGATTTATTCAAATTGGTACATGTTTGGTTCTGATGGTTTAACAAATCATCCAAATGATATCCGAACTGATATAACAAGGCGTGAATTTGATTTAAGCGTTGCTACCAAATGGATTTGTAAACCTATTAAAATGGATTTGTCAGATTTGTTTATTCATAATTTTTATAATGACGATAAATATAAAAAAATAATTGTTAATGATAAAATACATTTAAATCATTATCCAATTCAATCAAAAGAATTTTATGAAAAAGTCAAAATGGATAGAGGTGATGTAACTGTAAAAGAATTGAATAATATAAGAAATTGGGATTATTTTGAAACGTATGATAAAAATGCCGTACATGAAGATACTCTTTTGAAAGACATGATATTGAATAATAAGTAATTTTTTATTTTAGTAGTAATTACTAGAAATATAATAGATATATATTTTTCTATTATAATTGATAACACCCTTTTTCTTTTCAATCACCAAATTATAATGATTTTTGAAAAAACTTAAAAATTAATTTTATAATCAAATATGACGTTACATTCAAATAGAAATAATGATATATATATATTGCATATTGGGGACATACTAAATGGTTAGTTTTATCATCCTTTTTTTTCATGATTCCCGCTACTTATGCCTTTATAAATAAGTTGTATGCATATTTCATTTTATTATTTTTTACATCATTGATATCTGCAAATTATTGGAGAAAGCAACTTATTCTTGGAGAAGAAATATGGATCTAATATTCGCAAAAATTTCGTTTTTTGTATTCGTATCCAATGGAATTGTTCATGTTAGAACAATATATTATGTAATACCGGGATATACAGGTTTATTGGTATTGTTATATTGTTATTATTTATCTGGAAAATTATTAGAGTTGAAAAATAATAATTGGTATAAGTATCACTTCATTTTCCATTTTATCATGACATATGAGCAAATGATCATTATTGATAGTATTTTGAATAATAGATATTTGAAATGAAAAAGAATGTAAATTTATTTCGGTCAATGGTATAAAGTTTTTTATCTAAGATATACAAGATATATGTTGGGCTCAAAACGGTTCAGCCATCTATTGTTTCATACTGCTTTATTGGCACTACCCATGGTATCCTCTTTTCGATTCACTAGTAATTCTCTTTTACAAACTCGCATTAATCATTTTGGTGGTATATTTGGTGGAGGATTTGGCTTGGGTGAATTGGGTGTGGGGATACGTGATTTCGCATCTCGTGCCAGAAAATCCAATTATCAAGATGATGATTCATATGGGGGTGGAATCGGGGGTGGTGGCACTAGACAACGTAATATTGCTCCATTATATAAACCAAAAACAGTAAATCAAGAGCTCTATTTTAAATATTTAAATAACTTACAATATCCAATTGTTTTAGGAATAGGTCCAGCTGGATGTGGTAAAACTTTATTTGCGTGTGTCACTGCAATACAAGAGCTCCGTCGTGGTTCTATTCAAAAAATCGTTTTAACAAGACCCACGGTCGCTGTTGAAGAGGAAGAATTGGGATTTTTACCTGGTAATTTGAGACATAAAATGGACCCGTGGACTCGACCTATTTTCGATGTATTTCTAGAACATTATCAACAAAAGGATATTGATGCGATGCTATATTCGGGTATTATTGAGATTTGTCCGCTTGCATATATGCGCGGGCGAACATTTAAACGAACTTTTATTATTGCTGATGAAATGCAAAATAGTACGCCGAATCAAATGCTAATGCTTACAACACGTATTGGCGAACACTCCAAAATGGTTATTACGGGTGATTTGAATCAGAGTGATCGTTCCATGGATAATGGGTTATTAGATTTGATGCGAAAATTGGTGGGTCATAGGTCGGTGGATGAAAAACCATTGGGTATTCAAATGGTAGAGATGGATAAATCAGATATTTTGAGAAGTCCTATTGTTAGTCAAATTTTGGATCTATATGGGAAAAAAGATGTATAGATTTTTGAATATATATAAAGATTTTGATGTTTTATATATATATAATATGTCATTTTATGCAGTTGCAAATGGGCGAACTATTGGGATTTTTTTATCTTGGGTAGAATGTTCTGAATCTATAAAGGGCTATAAGAAAGCCATTTATAAAAAATTTGATACTAGAGAATCCGCACAACAATTTATCGATGATTACCAAAAATCGGTTGTTTCTGTTCCTATTGAAAAAAAAGATTGTGAGGGGGAATTATTTGAACCCGATTATTTTGTTTATACCGATGGGGCTTGTTCCAATAATGGTCGTAAAAATGCGATGGCTGGAATAGGAGTTTTCTTCGGTGTGGATGACACTCGTAATATTTCTCGTAGAATTGAAGGAAAACAAACGAATAATACTGCTGAATTATCTGCTATTGGCGCTGTTTATTCTGTTTTGGAGAATGATATTTTATTGGGGAAAAAAATAGGTATTGTATCCGATTCTGAATATGCTATCCGATGTGTCGGCTCCTATGGTGCGAAATGTGCTCTTAAAAAATGGGCTGTTGATATTCCTAATCAAGACTTGGTGCGTCGTATCCATGAAATGTATCATGATAAACCCAATATTCGATTTATTCATGTTGATGCACATACTGGAAAAACGGATACTCATTCTTTGGGGAACGACCATGCTGATAAATTGGCGAATATGTCTGTTGGTATTATCTAACAACAACTACATAAAGTAAGGGTTAATAGATTTAATGTAATATTACCACCAACTGCTGTTACTGAAATATATCGGAATGGCATGGAACCATATTTATATATGTCTCCTGTTTTTGATAAATCTGTTGTGTTATAAGAAGGAATTATTAATTGTTGAGATGCATGTGCGTCAGTACTATCTACTGTGTTGGTATAATTATATAATAATATTCCTTTCTGTCCTAATATATTCGACCCAAATACTGCAAAACCTTCGCCTACTTGAATACTTCCTATTTTTATTGTAGGGTCGGCACATTTTAGGTTTTTCTCTCTTATAAAATCTCCCAAATCTATTTGTGCAAAATGAAGCGTATCTATTTCATTGTCATTTAAAAGATCGGTTACAAATCCTATTCCGTTTTCGTATGCTGGTGATTTTCCTGTTCTTACATAAAGATTACTTGGGATACCTAATGTGTCAAATCCATACACTATGAAATTGATTGCATTGGGAATATTATAGATTATTTTTATATCTTGAGGCCCTCCGCTAATATCTTTATTTGTGAATGTGTTGACATAAGTTACACAGCTACAATCAGAAACTCCTGCTGGCCCTTGTGCGCCCGTGTCTCCTTTTGGTCCTTGTGTGCCAGTTGGTCCTGCTGGTCCTGCTGGTCCTTGTGTGCCCGTGTCTCCTTTTGGTCCTTGTGTACCAGTTGGTCCTTGTGTGCCAGTGTGTCCAGTTGGTCCTTGTGTGCCCGTGTCTCCTTTTGGGCCTTGTGTGCCTATCGGTCCCTGTGCGCCAGTTGGTCCTGATGTACCAGTTGGTCCTGATGTACCAGTTGGTCCTGATGCACCGGTTGCGCCCGATGGCCCTTTTGGGCCAGTTGTACCAGCTGGACCTTGTGGGCCTGTTGCACCAGGCGGGCCATCCTCACCTTCTTCTCCTTGTGGTCCTGTTGGTCCTTGTGGTCCAATATCTCCTTTTATACCTTGTTGTCCTCTTTCACCATCTTCTCCTTGTGGACCTGTTGGCCCCGTT